TCAGGTCTCCGTCACGGGAAAGGTGAACCGCGCCACGACGCGCCGCGCCCAGGGGGCGGTCAGCGCGCTTTCAACGACCGCATGGCCGGAATAGGCGTGGATGAAGGTGGGGTGCGCACCGATATTTCCCAGCACGCCCAGATGCTTGGCGACACCCCGGTCACGCATGCGGAACAGAACCACCTGCCCCGGCGCGGGATCCGTCGCGGGAACCAGGTGGCGCAGGGCCGCCTGCCACAGCGCCTCTTCCCCCGAGGGTTCGGACCAGTCGCGCGAATAGGCCGGAATCGGTTCAGGCTCCGCCCCGCAACAGGTGCGCCAGACGCCGCGGATCAGGCCCAGGCAATCCGTGCCCACCCCCTGGTGCGAGGCCTGATGCAGGTAGGGCGTGCCGATCCACGCGCGGGCGGCCTGAACTGGGGATGTTTCGGGGGTCATCGGCGGCTGCCCCCCGTGCTCTGCCCGGCGGTCGAAGGCACGGCCTTGAGCCAGTCTTCGCCGGGGATGTCGGGAAAGCCACGGAAATTCAACAGGTTGTTGAACTTGTAGCGACAGGTGTCCATCCGCTTGTCACAGCCCGCCTCGATCCGGATCAGATCACCGGGGGCCAGCGGGGCGCGGATCGACTGCCAGAGGTCGAAATTCCGTACGCCCCCGTCTGTCACATCGCGCTTGATCGTGCCCGACAACCCCATGGCCGCGCCACCCAGAACGGACAATCTGCCACGTGTGAACCAATCGGGTTCGTGATCCGGCAGAGCCTCGACCGTAACCCGCGCGCCCACCACGGAAATCACCGGCACCTCGACCGCGTAGCCCGGCGCCGACAGGTCAAACCCGCAGGCCGCATCCCCCAATACGGCACCGCATGGTTTCTGATAAACCCGGCCCGTGGGCTGGTTCAGCGCCTCGGCCAATCCACGCAGTTCGGCCGTGAAGGCCCCGCCCGCGCGCCGTATCTCACCGATCGTTCCGCGAAAGATCAGCTGGTGCTGGTCGACCGCCTGCCAGTTCACCAGCCAACAGCGCACCTCGGCCCCATCATAGCGCCCGGCATCGATATCGCCCTCGCGAATGGCCGCATCGCTCAGCGCGCCGATCGCCTCTGAGTTGTCGACGGCCAGCCCCGTTCCCTGTTGCAGCGCCAGCGCCGAGAGCCCGCTGTCCGCGCGAAACCGGATGTTCTGAAACTCCAGATCCCGGTCATGGTCGGTGAACCCCAGCACCACGCCATCGCCGCGCGTGATCGCCCAGGCGTGGGCCACATGGGTCGTGCCGGTGGCCAGATGGGCGCGCAGTCCGTCGTGAAACGCCATCAGACCCGCACCTCGACCACCGGCACCGAGGGCACGTCGCCCGCCTGGAAGGACGCCACCGACATGGCGATGTGATCGGTGTCAAAGCGCACCGGCACGTCAAATTCGAACCCCGCCGTGACCTCGGCCTCCGGCGCGGGCGCCTCTGTCAGAACTACCGTTCCGGTGGTCAGGTCGACGGTATACCCCAGCCCTTCCTGCAGTTCGGCCCCGTTGACTCCGATCCGGACCGTGCCCGCGACCGGCTTGGTGATCCGGCGCGCATGCACCTGCTGGCCCGAGCGATAAAGCTTGGTCAGCTGGAAGGTCGTGGTCGTGCCGTCGCCCCGCGCAATCAATTGATCCGTATGGGCAATCTGACCGCTTGGCAGGCAGGAGGCATAATCCCCCCAGTCCTTCCAGCGAAACCCGTAAAGCTGTCCCTCGCGCGCCTCGAAGAACGCCAGCAGCGCCGCGATATCGTCAAGCGACCGCATCGACACCCCCGCATCATAGCGGCGGCGGGACTGGGACCAGGGGGCATTACGTTCCTCGAACCCGTTGGCGAGCGTGACGATGTCGGTGCGCCGTTCCGGTCCGCCGGTCGAGCCGAAGGAGAGCGCAGCGGGGAAGCGAATTTCGTGGAAAGACATGAGGTTGCTCCTGTTTGGGAGGGGCATCAGGGACGCGAGTTACGCAAATTGATCGAACGAAGTACGAAGGGCTGCGCCGACCCTCGGGGTGGCGCAAATGCGCCGCCCCAGGGGGGCGGGTCGGCGCAGCCCGGCGTGCCGCCGGGCGGACCTTATGGTCGAAGTCCCGACCATGTGCCTGTCGGCAAGTCGGCGCACATGCCCGAACATCACCGGTTCCGCCCCCCGCGCCCCAGCACCCGGCCCATCTGCGCGGCGATCTGGCTTTGCGACCGGCGAAAGCTTTCGGCATCCCGTGTCTGGATGTTCATCACGACCGTCACCGGCCGCCCGGCTTCGGCCCGCACGCCCAGCTTGCCATCGGGGCCGCGCGACAGGGGCATGATCGCCTCTGGCCCCGCCTCGCCCATCAGGCCCATGCCGCCGCGCATCGGAAAGGCGGTGGCCCCGCGCACGACACCGCCGTCGGCAAAGGGCATCACCCGGCCCTGCGACAGCGCCCCCCCTTTGGCAAAGGGCATAAGCCCTTGGAACAGCCCGCCGACACCCTGCGCCAGCATACCGCCGAAGTGATCGGTGACCGGCTTCACGGCGGCGGAATAGGCGGTGTTCACCACGGATCGTCCAACGATCCCAAGCACATCGGAAAACTTCGCCCCATCCATCACGGCCGCATCCAGCGCCCGGCGCAGCCCCCGCGACAGGCCCCGTTCCAACGTCTGAACATCCTTGCCCGTCTCGGCCAGCGCACCGCGCATCCGGCGCAATTCGCTGTCGAACCCGGCGACCATGCCGGTCGCGCCGCCAAGCGTGGTCTCAAGCGCCTCGACCTGGCCCTGCAGATCGCTAAAGCCTTCGATATCCTCGATCATTCCGTATCTCCTGTGTCCGGCCAGGCGGCCATGAGGCGGGCCAGCCCGGTGCGGGCCAGCGGTGCCGGGCCGCCCTCGCCCAGCATAAGCCGCAGTTCGGCCGGGGTGAGCGCCCAGAACTCGGCCGGGCGCAGGCCCAGGCCGGTGATCCCGGCGCGCATCAGACCCGGCCAGTCGATCCTCATGCCGCGTCCCCCGGCAGGGCAAAGGCGCCGGTCAACAGCGCCGCCGCCGCGCGAGAGGCCGCAACCGGCCCGCCCTCGATCTCCGCCGACAGCAGGTCAGCAGACCGACCGGTCCAGCCCCCGCCGCGCAGCCCCGCCACGATCAACGCCAGCACATCCCGCGTGGAAAACGACGACGTTTCAAAGCGTTCGACCAGTTCGACCAGCGACCCGGTCTGCAGCGTCGCCTCAAGCTCGGCCAGCGCGCCCAGGGTCAGCCGCATCACATGCGCCTGCCCGTCGATAACCAGCGTCACCTCGCCTGCATAGGGGTTGCCCATCAGATCGCCGTGAAGCTCAGCGCCCCGGCCGAGGCCAGCGCCATCTCATAGGTCGCCTCGCCGTCATGGGCGCCGGCATATTCGATCGAGGTCACCTGGAACGGTCCTTCGATGATGCCGAAATCGGGGATGATGACCTGGAACGCCGGCGTCTGGCCGTCAAAGAAGATCTGCCGCGCGCGTTCGTCGCTGTCGGCATCGCGGAACACGCCCGCCCCCGAAATCGCGGCCGAACGTACCCCGGCCCCGCCCAGCAGTTCGCGCCAGCCCCCGGTGCTTTCCAGGCTGGTGACATCCACCGCCTCGGCGTTGAAACTGACGCGGGTGGCGCGCAGGCCCGCCAGCGTCTGGAACTGCCCGTCGTCGGACATATCCACCTTGACCAAAAGGTCCTTGCCACTTTGGGCTGCCATTTTACGTCTCCTTCACAGGGGGTTAGATGTCTTCAAGCAGGGCGCGGAACGTCAGGTCGATGCGCCGCTGCTGCCCGGCCTCGTCGCGTCTGGCCTGAGCGCGCTGAAAGTTGAGCGTCACGATCCGCCCCCGGTCCAGCGGACCGAGCGGCGGCGCCAGCGCATCGGCGACGGCCCCCGCGACCACCTTGGCCTGCTGGAACCCCGCCGCGTCGGTGATGACCGACACGATGAAATCATGCCGCGCGCCCGAGACGCTGCGATCCGATCTTTCCTGCGCCTTTTCCGGGCCAAGCGAGACATAGAGCGACGGGATCGCCCCCACGGGCGGCGCGTCGAAGATCGCGGTGCCGACAAGGCCGGTCAGCGTCGCATCGGCCGACAGCGCGGCATAGACGGCCTTTTGCAACGCGGCAGAAAGCGCATAGGTCATGCCGCCACCTCTTCGGTCGCGAAACAGGTCAGGTAGTGGCCCCGGGGGTCGCGTTCGGCGACGGCCTCGATCCGGTAAAGCCTTGATCCTTCGCGGAAACGCTGCCCGGCCTCGGGGCGCGAGGGCGTGCCGAAGGGCGCGCCGCGCACGACGATCCGCCAGGTGACGCGGCCGGTGCCGATCAGCCCAAGCTCGGCCCCGCGCCCGGTGCGCGCGGTCACTTCGGCCCAGACCTCGCCCAGGGGCACCCAGGCTTCGGTGAAGCCGCCGGCGGCGTCGGGGACGCGCTGCGGATCTTCCAGCACCAGAAGACGATCCAGACGCGCGCTCATCCCAGGTCCCCCCGGAACAGCCGCATCGGGCGATAGCGTTGCAGCAGCGACGTGACGCCGAAGGGCATGCACCCCGTGCCAAGTGCCGTTGCCTCGCGGTTTTCGTAATAATGCGCGGCCAGAAGCATGACGGCCTGCGCCAGATCGGGCGGCAGATCGGACCAGGCGGGGCCGAAGCCGCCGGTGAACCGGACCCGCACCGACCCGTCGGCGGGCGGCATGGGAAGCCCCCGGGACCGCCCCCGCAACACCGGGAAATGCGTATCCTTTTCAAGCCGGTAGAGCAGCGGATCGACCGGCGTGGCATCGCCGTTGGCGTCCAGCAGCGCGACCTCGGTCACCGCGGTCACCGGGCCCACGGGCAGCGGTTCGCCATCGCGGCGGGTCCAGTGCGGAAAGCTCCAGGTCAGGTTGCGGGTCAGCAGCACCTTGCCGGTCCGCGCCTCGACCGAGGACAGGGCGGCGCGCAGGAACGATTCCAGCACCGCGTCCTGCACCGTGTCATTGGCGAACCCCCGTCCAAGCCGCAGGTGCGTCTTGAATTCCTCGACCGGCAGGGTGGCGGCCAGTATTTCCTCGTCTTCGATCAACATCCCCGAACCCCTTCTAACTGCGGCGAAATCTGGCGCGTGCCCGCCCGAACCGATACGGACGGAGGGAGCAGCTGGTCAGCCCGTGCGACCACGCGCCTGGCCGGGGCGCGCACGCCCCGACCGTCACGACCCTCAGGAGGCCGAGAACTTCAGCAGCTTGATCGCCGCGAAATCGGTGACATCCCCGCCGACGCGCTTGGTCGCGTAGAACAGAACGTGCGGTTTGGCGCTGAACGGATCGCGCAGCACGCGCAGGTCCGGACGTTCGGCCACGGTATAGCCCGCGTGGAAATCCCCGAAGGCGATGGCACAGGCGTCGGTGACCATGTCCGGCATGTCCTCGGCCACCAGAACCGGGTAGCCCAGCAGCCGCGCAGGTTCGCCCGCAGCCAGACCGTCGGACCACAGGAAGCGACCTTCGCCGTCCTTGAGCTTGCGCACGGCGCCGGCGGTCTTGGAATTCATAACGAACGTTCCGTTGGCGCGGTAACGGGCGCCAAGCGCATAGACGAGGTCAATGATCGCATCCGCCGGATCGGTCGCGGCAAAATCGCCGCCGACGCCCGTGGTGATGAAGCCGATGTTGCCCCAGCTCCAGCCGGTATCCACCACCTGGGGGTGTTCCAGAATGCCCGTGGGCTTGTCGGATCCGTCGCCTGTGATGAACGACGCGGCTTCGGACCGGGCGAACTTGTCGGCGATGCGTTCGGCCAGCCAGGCTTCGATGTCGAAGGCGCTGTCGTCGAGCAGCCGCTGAGACGCCTTGGGCAGCGCGGCGAGTTCAAAGAGCGGGATCGAGATGCGATCAACCTGGGCGGTCGCACTTTCGCTGACCGATCCGGTTTCCGTCACCCAGCCCGAACCGACCTCGGACTTGTCGACCAGCACGTCGTAGGACGAGGCTTCGACCTGCACGACATTGGCGACCTGGCGCAGCGAAGCGGCCGAATGCAGCACGCCCTGGATCGCGGCCGAGGTCTGCGGATCGACAAGGTAGCCACCATCGGCGGCGACAGAGGTGCTCATCGCCTTGCCTTCAAGCGTGAGGCCGCGCAGCGCGTCGTCATCGCCCGAACGAAGATAGGCGCCAAAGGCCTTCTGATGCGGCGCGCCCGTGTCGGCGTCGCGGGCCAGCGCGGGACGGGCCCCGGCGTGTGTCTTGCGGTCAAGCATGGTCATACGGCTTTCCTGTTGTTTCATCCGGTCTGTCATCTGGTCGCGGAACATCTTGAATTCCGTAACAAATCCCGCGACTGCGGTTTTCACCTCGGCCATCGGGGCGCTGCCGTCGGGCATGCCTTCTCCGGGCCGAGAAAAGCTCTCGGGTCGTTCCATCATCCATTCCCCGTTGACGGGTTGCGCCGGGCCTAGTGCCCCGACAGTTCCAGCCGCGCGTCGTCAAAGACCGCCGCCAATTCGCGCATCGTGTCGTCCAGGGCCGTGCCCTTGGCCGCCACCCGCGCACTGGGCAGCATCGGGAAGGTGACAAGCGACACCTCCCAGAGCTCCAGTTCCATGAGGAGGCGTCCGCCCCCGTCGTTCTTGCTGGACCGAACGGTCCGATAGCCGATCGACAGCCCGTCGATCGCCCCCGCCCGGATCAGCGCCGCGGCCTCGGTCGCGCGGGCCACACCGTCCAGCAGGCGGCCCTTGACGTAGAGCCCCTTCGCATCCTCGCGCACCTCGGACCACACGCCGATAGGTTGTGCCGGATCATGCTGCCAGAGCATCTTGACCGCGCGGCCCGTGGCGAGCGAGGCGGCATAAGCGCCCCTGGCGACGCGATCCCCGCCACGATCGGCGGCGTCGAAGATCGACGCATAGCCTTCGATCGAGAGGTCGTCACTGACCGTGATGGCACTTTCCGTGCCGCTGAATTTCCGTTCCAGATCCATTGGTTGGTCCCCCTCTCTCAGTTCTGGTGAGAGATAAACTCAGATTTAAGGCAAGCGCGCTAAGAGCGACTGGAAGCCTTCTGCAAGTATCACCGCAACGACTCCGTAGACGGTGAGCCAGAGGCGGCGTTCGACCCGTTCGATCACAACCTCCAGTCGCGCGATGCGGTCGTGCAATGCCTCGACCTGAAGCCGCGAGACACGTTCGTGGGCTTCCAGCCGCAGGGCGGGCGCGCAGTCGAACCGTTCGAACCCATAGCGGCGGATATCGGTCTGGTCAGTCATCCGAAGCCTCCGCCGGCAGGCCCAGAAGCGCGCGTTTTTCGGCGCGGGTCAGGAAATCGGCCCCGGCCACGCGAGCCCATTGCGCGTCACGTTCGGCGGACAGCGCAGGCACCTGGTCAAGGTCCGGGCGCAGGGTCAGCGCCTCTCCGGTATAGCCTTGCAGCCAGCCGGAAATCGCCGCCGTCACGCGGGTCGCCAGCGGCAGGACGGTCAGGCGGAAAAACGCGCGATGTGCCTCGGCATAGTTCGCATAGGTCGCGTCGCCGGGGATCCCCAGCAGCATCGGCGGCACCCCGAAGGCCAGCGCGATGTCGCGCGCGGCGGCTTCCTTGGTGCGGTGGAATTCCATGTCCGAGGGCGAAAATCCCATGGGTTTCCAATCCAGCCCGCCTTCCAGAAGCATCGGGCGGCCTGCGTTGCGGGCGCCCATGTGGTGCGCCTCCAACTCGTTGGAAAGACGGTCGAATTGTTCCGTCGTCATGGTCGCGCCATCAGGGCCGTCATAAACCAGCGCGCCCGAGGGCCGCGCCGCATTGTCCAAAAGCGCCTTGGACCAGCCCGAGGCGGAATTGTGCACGTCGATCGCCTGTGCGGCGGCCTGCAGCGCCGAGAACCCGTAGTGGTCGTCCTGCGGATGGAAGCTTTTGACATGCAGGATCGGGCTGCGGTCGGTGACGGCGAACCGGTGCTTGCGCCCGCCGACGGTGTAGTCATAGGCCATCGGCCAGCCATCCGCGCCGGGCACGACCGACATCCGGTCCGAGCGCAGCACGTGCAGTTCGACCGGCGCGCCCTCGTCGGCCGCCACGGCCTCGACATAGCCATTGCCGGTGAGGATCAGCTGGCCATAGAGCGCCTCGAACAGCTCGGCCCGGCCTTGGGCAGGATTGGGGCGTGCCAGCAGGTCGATCACCGGGTGGCTGTCATAGCGGGCGCAGTCGTCCTGGCAGATCAGCGGCAGGGCGGCGGCGGCCTCGGCGATCAGTTTGACCGCGCGAAAGCCGACGGGGTTGCCCGCGAACCCGGTGCGGGTCAGCGAGGCCACGTCGCGCGGCGACCAGACCACGCGCCCGGCCGAGTGATAGGAGATCACGGGCCCGGCGGCGCTGGCCTTCTGTTCGGGGGCGGCTTCCTTGCGGAAGTAGTCGATCATGCCCATTGGGGTCTCCTCGCTTTCGGTGAAGACAATTTGCCAAGAATTGGTAAACGGAGCCTTCCTAGACCGTTCGCACCCGGGGGTTTCCACGCAACGGGGCGGCGTCGATCATCAGGTCGGTCAAGGCCCAGACCAGCGCATCGAGCCGGTCGGGCGATCCCCTGCCCTCCCATCCCCTTGATGTCATGGCACAAAGCTGATCCTCCAGCGTGCCAAACCCGCGCAGGTGATGCACCCGGCCCTGTTCGTAAAGCGCGGCGACAGGTTCGGCCCGGGCCTCTTTCCCCTTGGACGCGCGCACCTTGCGCAGCGGCACCTGGGCGTCGATCTGGCGGATCACGGCCTCGACCAGGTCACCGCCCTGGTTGACCTCGGCCACGATGCGGTCGGCGCGGTGGCGGTGATAGGCCTCGACCGCCGCCTCGGCCCATTTCGCCGGGCTGGCGGCGGTGACAGAGGCGTCTTCCAGCACATAGGCCCGCCAGTCGCCGCGCGCGCCCGCCTGCACCACGCCCGCCACCACGATCCCGCATTCGTCGGACCCGGCATGGCCCGTCACCGGCGGGTCCACCGCCACGACGATCCGGTCCAGCATCGGTGCGTCGCTGACCCGCGCGGATTCGACCATGGCATGCGTCCAGAGCGCGCCCTCGGTCGCGTCCAGCATCACCCCGTCCAATTCCTGCCGCCCAAGCGCGGTGCCCGCATAGCGCGCCCGCACTTCGGCCAGGAAGGACGCGGCCAGGTTGGCGCGGTTCGCTTCGGTCGGGGCATGGGTGATGACGGTCGAGGGCAGCGCCATCAGGTCGCGCAGGATCGCCACGGGGCGCGGCGTGGTGGTCACGCAGACGCGCGGCGCATCGCCAAGGCGCAGGGCAAACTGCAGCATGTCCCAGGTGTCCTGCGCGCGTTTCCACTTGGCCAGTTCATCCACCCAGGCGGCGTCGAACTGCGGCCCGCGCAGGCCTTCGGGGTCATGGGCGGAAAAGGCATGGGCCTGCGCGCCATTGGGCCAGGTCAGACGTTTGCGCCCGGCCTCCCACTGGGGGCGGCGATCGGGGGGCGAACAGGCGAGGATCCCGCTGTCGCCAAAGATCATCACCTCGCGCACCTGGTCGATCGTCTCGCCGACCAGCGCCACGCGCGAGGCGCGCCCGGCATCAAGCGGCCGGTCCCCTTCGACCTGGGCGCGCACCCATTCGGCCCCGGCGCGCGTCTTGCCCGCACCACGCCCGCCCAGGATCACCCAGGACCGCCAATCGCCCTCGGGCGGCAATTGATGGTCCATCGCCCAGAATTCGAAAAGGAAAGGGAGAGCCATGAGCTCTCCCTCCGTCAGTTCATCCAGAAACAGGTCCTGCGCCGCAGCATCGACGGAGGCTATCCAGCTTGCACCCGATCTCAGCCCGGGCGACGCCAAGGTCAAATCCGCTGTCGCCTGCGATTCCAAGGTGTTTGCGTTGTTCTTCATGAACCCGTGCCTCCACGTCATATGCCAGTTTCAGGAAATTCCGGACGTCCCCGGCACAGCGCAATGCTTCGCGCGTGGCGGCGGGTTCGTCGCTTTGGACGTACCCCTGCATGGCGCGCAGATCGTCCTTGAGCCGTTTTAACTCTTCAACGATTTCCGCGATGTGACCGGAAAGGTCGGTGGTCTGGTGCTCTGCCTTGATGAGAGTCATTCTTGGTGCCCTTGTTGTTGTTTTTGATTGGCCCGTCCGTGGTTTAGGCACGAAAAAAGGCCCGCGAGGGCGATTGCCCCGGGGCCTTGCGGACGTGCCTGTCCAGCGTAGGGTTACTTATACGTTAATGCGTGCGGTCGGTCAAATTGGCGGTGCAGGGATGCGTACGGTGGGTGTTGCAAACGGCAACGCGACGCTTGAATAAGGTGCATTGCATTAATTCCGCGCCTGTTTCGTGAATGCGAGTTTGACCTGGTTCGAACTTTCGGATACGAAACGGTATATATTTTATTCATTGGTTTCGAGGAAACAGCATGTTCGATCCAAGACTTGTTACCGGGGCCGCCGCAATGGCCGCCCTTTTCGCCGCCGCGCCTGCTCATGCCGTGTCGGTCACTTTCGACCTCGCAGGGGCAAGCGGATCGTCCCTGACAACGCTGTCCAATACGGAAAGTTTCGGCACCAGTGGTGGGATCGGCCTCGAGGTCAAAGGCCTGACGACCAACAATGGCAATATCGGCGAAAGCACCACCGAGACCCTGCCCAACCGCAGCAATCGCAAAATCACGCAGAATGAAACCGGCATTGGTATTGAGGCGAAAGACGGTGAGGAACGGGAAGAAGACTTCCGCGTTGGCCGTCGCGATACGCTCAAGTTCACATTCTCGACCGAAGTCAAACTGACGAACTTTGTCGCCTATGAATTCGGGGCGGAAACCGAAAGCCTCGCTCTGTACAACCAGGACAAGTCCAAGATCATTTCCACGGACACCCCGAACGGCAATTTCCTGATCCAGCCGCAATCTACCGGTGGCGATTATTTCACCCTGGATCTGGCGTCTTACAATATTGTCGGATCGATCTTCTATCTTGTCGGGCTGAGCTGTTCGCCCTGCAACAATGACAACGCCGAAGACGACAAGGGCTTCATGGTGAAATCCGTCACCGCCAGCATGCCCGCCGTTCCCGTCCCCGCCGCCCTGCCGCTTCTGGTCGGTGGCCTGGCCGGCTTGGGCTTTGTTGCCCGCCGCAGGCGCAAGCCCGCGGCCTGA